CGTTGTACCTGGATGAGAACTCGTGGTACTGGTTTTCGCAGGGCAAGGGCGGGAGTGTTTTCGATTGGTGGATGGACCAGCACGGTTGCGATTTCGGCACGGCGCTGGGGGAGCTGGCGCGGATGGCGGGCGTGACGCTGCGGCCGCTGACGCCGGAGCGGCAGGCGGCGATCGACCAGGAGCGCGCGGGGCGGCAGGTGTTGGAGCTGGCGACGGGGGTGTATCACCGGGCGCTGATCAATCATCCGCAGGCCCGGGCGGGGCGGGATTACTGCAACGCGCGGGGCTGGAAGGCGGCGACGATTGAGGCCTGCCGGTTGGGATTCGTGCTGCCGATCGGGGCGACGGCGCGCAATGAGGCGCCGTTGTCGGCGAAGCTGCACGATGCGGGGCTGCTGGAGCATCCGCTGGCGAAGGCGGTGTTGAGTATTCCGCCGGAGTCGTTGGTGTATCCGCACTTGGTGGGCGGCCAGGTGGTGTATCTGTCGGCCCGGTCGGTGGCGGGCAAGCGACATTACAATCTGCCGGCGGAGCTGGCCGGGCCGAAGCGGTTGTTCCGGGCGGAGCCGATAGATCCTTCGACTACGGCTCCTTCGACTACGGCTGCGGCCTCCGCTCAGGGTGCCTCCGCTCAGGATGACAAACGGGCGCGTCAAGAAGCCGTCAAGAAGGCGGCGGGCGTGACGGTGCTGTGCGAGGGTCAGGCGGATGCGATCAGCCTGGCGCAGTGGGGTTATCGAGCGGTGGCGTTGTGCGGGGTGGATGCGGCCGGGCTGCGGCAGGAGGCGGGCCGCCTGGGGATCTCGCACGTGGGGCTGGATAACGATGAGGCCGGGCAGGCGAAGGCGCTGCTGGTGGCGTGGGTGTTGGATCCGCTGCTGCGGGTGGTGACGTGGGCGGGGCCAACACGGACGGGCACGGACGAGACACGGACGAACACGGACGAGCACGGACGGAGCGTCAAGGACGCTAATGATCTCTTACGGGCTGGGGCGACGGCGGAGGAGGTGGGGGCGCTGCTGGATGCGGGGGAGCCGGCGCTGCTGCTGCGGGCGCGGTTGTGCCGCAGCCGGGATCAGGAGGTGCGCAACGCGCACGTGGCGGCGATCGGGGCGGCCTGGCGGAACCTGGATGAGCTGACGGCAGCCGACCTGGCGCCGGAGATCGCCAAGGCGATGGGGACGCCGCTGAGCCAGTTCAAGCGGTTGATGGCGGCGGCGGAGGAACGGGCGAAGGCCGAGGAGAAGGCGGAGGAGAAGTCGTCGCCGGATGCGTATGAGATCAGCGCGGGCGCGGTGGTGGGGGACGTGGTGTTCGAGCAGGTGGTGCGGCATGACGAGGCGGGCGTGGCGTCGAGCGTGTATGCGGTGCGCAAGGCGGGCGGGGAGATCGTCGAGCAGCCGACGGTGAACGTGGCGGGCGTGACGTATGTGCCGTTTCAGGCGAACGTGTCGCTGATCAAGCGCAACGTGGTGCTCTTCCCCTCGGCGGCCGTGGAGTATGGCAATCAGAAGGCGCTGCTGGCCGAGGTGCGGGCGTTCATCCACAAGTGGTTGGATGTGGATCCGTTCTATGAGCAGCTCGCGGCGTATTACGTGATGTTCACCTGGCTCTACGATATGTTCGAGACGCTGCCGTATCTGCGGGCGCTGGGGGATTACGGGACGGGGAAGACGCGCTTCATCCAGTCGATCGGGGCGATCTGTTATCGGCCGATGTTCGTCTCTGGCGCTTCGACGGCCAGCCCGATCTTCCGGGTGATCGATATGTTCCGGGGTACGTTGGTGATCGACGAGGCGGATTTTGCGAAGAGCGATGCGGCCGTGGAGATCATCAAGATCGTGAACGTGGGGTACAGCCGGGGCGGGGTGGTGCTGCGGGCGGAGAAGGACGAGGAGGGGGACGCGTACTATCCCTCGGCGAAGGATGTGTTCGGGCCGAAGATCCTGGCGACGCGGAAGCTGTTCGAGGATCGGGCGACGGAGAGCCGCTGCCTGACGAAGCGGATGACGACGGCGCGGCCGCGGCCGGGGATCCCGCGCATGTTGACGCGCGGGTTCTGGGAGGATGCGAAGGCGCTACGGAATAAGCTGCTGCTGTACCGGCTGCGCAACTGGCGGATCACGGAGGTGCGCGAGGATCTGAGCGATGCGAGCATCGAGCCGCGGCTGGACCAGGTGACGCTGGCGCTGAAGACGTTGATCGACGATCAGGAGATGCTGCAGCAGATCAACCACTTCGTGCGGTCGTACAACGCGACGTTGATCACGGATCGCCAGATGAGCGTGCCGGCGGTGGTGGTGCAGGTGCTGGCGGATACGTGGTGGAAACCGGAGCAGACGCTGGCCGGGCCGCGGCGGGATTTCACGATCAAGGCGTTGGCGGGACGGGTGCAGACGATCCTGGATGATCTGGACCCGGACGAGAAGGTGAGCCCGCGGCGGCTGGGGTCGCTGCTGTCGGCCGATCTGGGGCTGACGCGGCGGTCGAAGGATCCGGACACGCGGCGGGATGCGGTGGTCGTGGATGAGGCGGAGCTGCTGGCGCTGATGGGGCGGTACGGGATCGATATTCCGGACCAGCGGTAGGGGCCGGAGATTCTTCGGGCTGCGGCCCTCAGAATGACAGATGAGTAGCTTAAAAATAGAGCACGTGAGGCGGCCGGAGCGAAACTTCCGAAACATCTGAAGCTTCGCGGAGGGGTTTTTGCGAAAACAAACTTTTTTTTCGCGAGGGGTCTAAAACGGGCCGCGATGTTTCGATGTTTCGCTTTTGGGGGTTGCAGAGTAGCCATAACGCGGGGCAGGGGGTGCGGAGAGGGCGAAAAGGGCGAAATGTCGAAGGTTCTACAGGCAAGACTAAGAAGTTTTTCACTTAATAATGAAATAGGGGGGCTGAGGAGCGAAACATTGGCGAAACATCGCGCGCGATGTTTCGGAGATGTTTCGCTGATGTTTCGGGGTTGCTGGGTGCGGATTCGTTAAGGAACAGGGTGCGAGATGGTTTTGATCAGTTACTTGTTGCTGGCGGTGATGGTGGCCAGCGTGGGGTATATCATCAGCGAGGTCTGGAAGGAGTTGGACAATGCCACTTGCGATCAGTTGGGCGGATGTGTTGACGAACGGGATGCCGGGGTTCGTGCGGGCGTTGGAGTCGATCCAGAAGTACGTGAACGGGCTGGAGGCGCAGCAGACGCTGCTCGGCCAGCAGGTAGAACACGGATTGGCGGGATTGACGGATCGGGTGGGGGCCGGCGAGGAGGTTCGGGCGGCGCACGAAAGCCGGCTCGACGATCTGGAGTATCTGATGAGCATGGAGCTGATGGCCACGCTGATACCGGGGGACCAGCTCCACGAGGTGGTGGCGGAGCTGCGGGACGGGTGGCAGATCAGGATGGTGCGGCTGCCGGTCGCGGCGCCGGCCGTGCTGGAGGGCGCGGGCGCGGATGAGGCGGTCGAGCGATTTTTGCGGGAGGTTGTTCTTCCAGGCACCGAGCGCCGATTCCCTTGCGACGATGCGGACGGAGCCGGGGCATTACGGTCCAGGCGGGCTGCGGGCGTTGGCGCGGTGTTGGGCGAGGGAGGCCGAGAATGAAAGCCGATGAGGCGGTCGAGCGATTCGAGCGGGAGCAGCGCAGGCTGCGGATGATGCAGAGCTCTCAGCATCCGCTGACGCTGTTGGGGGAGATCGAGGCGCAGGCGCCGGAGGTGCCGGGGTGGGGCGGCGGGAAGTGGGCGGTGTACAGCGTGGGGTGCTGCTGGTGGACGACGAGGCCGGCTGACCTGGGCCACCGGGGCGAGGCGCCGCTGCCGACGGAGAAGGGGACCGGACGAGGGCTGCCGTGCTGCCCACACTGCGGGAGCATGTTGCTGCAGGCGCCGCTCGCCGATTTCCTGGCGGCGGCCCGGGCGGAGCCGGGTCACTATGGTCCTGGTGGGCTGCGGACGCTGGCGCTGGCGTGGGCGGGGAATGCGGAGACGTGTCATCGCGGCTGGGCGGAGTACGATCGGAGAGATGCTCCGAATCCGTACCGCATCGGAGGCCGGCATGGATGAGTGGCGCGTTCGGCTGCTAAGTTTGTATTAGGGAATGGGCCTCACCCCCTGGCCCCCTCTCCTGAACTGCGGTTCAGGAGAGGGGGGAGGAGGACGGACACCATTCAGCATTTAGTCTGGGACGTCAAGAAGGCGTCAAGGAGGCTTTGGATCATGGGGGGCGATACAATTTCACCTGGGGCTATCGAGAGGGCGCTGAGCGGGGATTATCCGGCAGTGGGGCATCCGTTGAGTGCTGGGGAGCTGGGGGAGCGGTTGGGGCCGCACCGGAGGGGACGGTATCCGGGCCAGGCGTTCACCAGGGCGGCGATCTCGCTGTATAAGCTGCATCCGGAGCAGCAGGGCGCGGATTTCGTAGAGGCGTTCCGGTCGTGGGTGGCCGCGGAGACGCTGCGGCAGGACCAGCTCAGGGTGCGGGCGAACGGGATGACGGTGGATGAGCTGCTGGGTGAGGCGGGCTACGTGCAGCAGATCGGCGATGATCCGGTGCGGGCTCTGATCCTCGTGGGCCAGCTCCCGCCCGGCACGCTTGTCAGCGTGAACGGGCACGTGGACGCGGTGGAGTGCACGGCGGAGGTGGTGGTGTGCGGGTGTGGGGTGCGGTTCGTGAGGCGGTCGTGGAATCAGCGGCGGTGCGCGGCCTGCCGTGTGCAAGCGCGTCAGGGGCGTCAAGAAGGCGTCAAGGAGCGCACGCTATGAACGCACGTGAACTGGCCTTGATCGATGCGCGCACCGCGCGTCTTATCGCCGAAATCGCCGATCTGCGCGGCCTCCTCCGTGACGTCGCCGACTACACCGATGCCTGGGGCTATACCGACGAGGAGCTGGCCCAGGCTGCCCCTGGCACTCTGGAACATTTGTTGGGCAGGGTGCTGGCCGCTGTTCGCAGTGGAGAACAATCATGACAGAAGACGACGAAAGAGAGCTTGAGGAACTCAGGTAGGGGTTTTTGCCCGTTTTGCGGGCCGATGGGCCTGCACCCATAGAGCCAATCTTAAAGTTTCTGTAATTACGCGTAATTGACAGGGTTAACCCCTTGACAATTACGCGTAATTGATTTATGATGATGGTGTAACTGATGAGGGTTACACAGCCACTCACCCAGACACAGGAGGACATCATGGAGATCACTCGGGGTTACTACGATGAGATCAATATGGGGACGTTGGATGCCGAGACCCGCGAGCAGGTCAAAACGCTGGTGGCGGCGGCCGGGAGCAACGTGGACGAGCATGGCTCCTGGAATTTCGGCTGCGAGTTCGACAAGAAACAGCGTGGCCAGGCGCTGAACTGGGATCTGTACGCCGTGAGCAATGACGTGCACGATGGCCGGCTGCTGATCGTGATCCAGGTGCGGCAGTACACCAAGCGCCACAAGGGATGGTATCCGCAGGTGCGCAAGAACTACTTCCTTTGCGGGACGAATGAGGATGGCAGTGCATTCGCACATGCGGTGCCGGCGACGGTGGTGCGAACGGCGATCAACAAGGAGCGGGATGCCTGCCTGGCGTGCCAGAACTGGATCTTCGGCGGCGATTACGGCCGGATGATCCGCCACGGCGACCTGGCGCTGATACCGCTGAGCAAGGCGCCGGGTGCGCCGGCGGTCTCAGAGACTAATTTGGTATTAGAGGATTCGCACGAGCTGACGGCGAAGGCGATCCGCCGCAATGGCCATGTGTACGCGCTGGATCCGGTCCTGGTGCACCTGCCGGGGACGCACCCGACGGTGCAGGCGACCGGCTGGCATCGGGTGGTGGTCGGCGAGCGGGCGAAGTTCTGGAGTTTTGCGGCGCCGACGGCTGATGAACGCAGCGGCCCTCGCCGGTGCTCGTGACACCTGCGAGGGCCTGACGGGTGCGGACACCCAACGAGATTATAGGAGCAATCCGATGATTTGTCCAGAGTGTGGTCGAGACCTGGAACCCAAAATCAAAGGTCCGTTTCGGATCATGTGCTGGCCGACGCATAATATGGCAGCCGTCGGCCGGATGCGGACGGCCGATTACAACGAGTTTTATCTGCGCGATGCGCACAGCGTGCAGAATGCCGACGCCGCACGCGATAACGAGATCCGCTGCCCGAACAGCGGGCAGCCGGTGTAATTCGCAGCCGCCCCGGTTTCGCGACCGGGGCTATATCATCCCGGGAGGACATCATGCAATCCACCATCGTCAGACTATCAAAATCCGTCACGTTTCCGTCGCAGTATGAGGCGGTCTGCACCGAGTTCCTTGCTGCGTACTGGGAGGGCCGGCGTTGGGAGATGGAGCAGGAGTTCGGGCTGTACAACCTGCCAATCGCCGTGCCGTCCATCGAGGTCATGGAACGTGAGCGGTCGGCCGACACGCCGCCGGCAATCCACCTGGCCAGCACGTTCTTTGCCGAGGGGCTGGCCTACATCGCACGGGCCGCGGCCGGCGAGTTGCAGCGCACGTCGGAGACGGCGGACGAGGTGTATGAGGCGTGCCAGTCGTTGGCCGAGCGACTGTTCGCCGTCCCCGGCCCGGGGGCCAGCTACACCATCCCGGAGGAGTTTTGGCAGGCGCCCATCGGCCAGATGGTGGCGCTGGCGTTCATCTGGCTGGAGGGGGATGAGCTGATTACGATCAGTGAGGCGGCCAGGCTGAGCGGCAAGTCGATCAGCACGATCTCCAGCCGGGTGAAGCGCGGGACGCTGCGGAGTTATGCGGATCCGTCGGCGCCGAATCCGCGGCGGGCGGGCCGCCTGGTGCGGCGGAGCGATGTGGTTGCGGCAAGCTAGGAGGGAGTGGAATGTTCAAGATCAGCGATGCGAAAAAGGAGGAGTTCTGGGCCTTCCTGGCGGCGGAGAGACGGCCACCTCGGCTGACGGAGGCGCGGCTGCGAAAGCTGAAGGCGCTGATGTGGGATGATGGGTTCTTCTGGGACGATGTTGTGGCACGACATGGCGGGCTGCAGATGTCGGTGCAGGAGCTGAAGGCGAGCGATCCGGCGGTGTATGAGCACTGCCTGGGGAATTTCCACGGGATGCTGTGCGAGGAGTTGTGGCGACGGTGGAAGGTGGCGTGAGCATGGATGGGTTCGATTTTATGGATCAGGCGGCGCTAGACAAATTCAAGCAGGAGGGATGACAGATGAGCTGGTGGCGTGACCTGGTTTTGTGGCTCCACGCGTCGCGCGGTATCTCGGAGGGAGGCCTGTGCGAGCCGGCCAGCGCGGCACAGCTCGACGTCATCCGCGCGGGCGTCCAGGGCGTGGAGGCCTCCAACGATGTCAGGGAGGCCTGGGCGGTGCGCTCCAAGGACTTCGCGTGCGTGTATATGGTGGCCGCCCGGGTCTATGGCGCCGAGCTGCCGGTCGAAGGCTCCGAGCCTGGCGTGTGGGCCATTTCAGGGCAGCCGGATGCGCCCGGGCTCACGTTGGCTGTCAATGCGATTGCCAGACGGTTCACGAGCTATCCGGATGCGCGCAAGGCCCGGCCGGCAATTACGATGGCGGCCGATGGGGCCGAGTTCGCTGCACACTGCGCGCTGCTCGGTCCCTAACCGTTTGTTAGGGGATGGCACTAGATGTGGGGCAGGGGCGAGCCCTGCCCCTACAGGTTGTGGGCATATTGACATCCGTGTGGTTTGTGGTACAATAGGGACATGAACGAGCCGGAGCCAGAGCTGGATGATCCGAGTACTAAGGCGCTCGCGATTGTGTTCGTGCGCTTTTTGCGGTATCTGGCCCGGTGGTGTGAGAAGAAGTGGATCATCGGTAAGTAAATAGTTTGCCCCCTCGCATGGTCCCCCCCATGCGACGCGGCCCTCGTTTGGCCCGGTGAGCGATCACCCGCCCAGGCGAGGGCCGTTGTTGTTTAACGACCGAGGTTCGGACGGATCGGACGGGATCGGACGAATCAGCGAATCGGCGAATCAGCGAAGGAGATAGGCGATGGATGTTTTGATCAGGGACGCGAAGTTCTGGGCGGCGGTGGTGCTGTTGGTGAAGGCGATCCTGTTTTATGCGGTGCCGTCATTTCCGGAGCCGGTGTGGGCGGCGATCGATGGGATCGTGGCGGTGCTGCTGGGCGGGTTGGCCGGGGTGGAGGCGCGGCAGCAGGTGGTGGCGCGGCGGGTGGAGCGCGGGTTGAGGTGATTGCCGGGGTGGGTCCCGGCGATTTGGTTTAAGGGGAGATTCTTCGGGCTGCGGCCCTCAGAATGACAGGAACGGAGTGGACCAGGTGGATGTTGTGGCGTTTTCGCAACGGGATCCGAGATGGGCGGATGAGCGGCTGGGGACGGGGGAGCTGAGCATCGGCCAGGTGGGGTGTTTGCTGTCGGCGGCGGCGAGTATGTTGGCGTCGTGGGGGGTGGCGACGGATCCACATCGGCTGAATGAGTTTGTGCTGCGGACGTTCGGGTTCGTGAATGATAATTTGTTTGTCTTCGCGTCCATTGACGGGTTGGCGTGCCGGTTCGTGGAGTTCGTGGATTGCGAGACGGTGGCGGCGCCGGTGGCGAAGCTGCAGACGGCGATCTCCTCCGGGTATGGGGTCCTGTGCTGTGTGGATGCGACGCCGGGGGGGAGGCTGGATCGGCATTGGGTGTGGGTGTACGCAGCTCCACAGGATGGACAGGATGGACAGGATCGGAAGTCCTGGTTGATCGTGGATCCGTGGCGAAAGCCAGGGCATGAGCGGATCGATTTGGGGGCTTATTTGGCGGCGGGGTGGTCGCCGGCGCGGGGGATTTTCGCGGCTGCGATCTATGAGCGATTGACGGCGCGGTCGGTGCTGGCGTGGCGGTCGGACGTGGAGGTGCATCAGCCGGCGGTGTGCGTGCGCGAAGGGGCGGGGTGACCCCGCCCGTACAGGGTTGATGGGTTGTGTTGCGTGGGGTGTTCGTTGGGCACGGGCCGCCGGCGGTAGAGCGGGAGGCGTGGGAGCTGCGGGTGTTGGGGGCGGTGATCCTGCAGGCGTTGGAGGATATGCAGCGGGGGGATGGCGAGGCTGAGGCGTGGCTGGAAGAGGCGATTGGTTTGGATACGGAGCAGCGTTGGATTCTGGCCAGGCGGTATGCGCCGCTGTTGGGCGGTAGGAGGGGGAGAGTGAGCGAGCGGATGTGCCGGCATTGTGGGGGGACGTATCGGGGGTTGGCGTGTCCGTGCCGGAAGCGGGCGGCGGCGGAGAGACGGGCGCGGTTGAAGGATGAAGGCGGAAGGATGAAGGATGAAGGGGCGCGGCCGGCGGACGGATCGGGGGGATCGGTCGGATCGATGGATGAGGCGATCGGCGGATCGTTGGCGGATGGTAAGGGTTAGTTAGGGGATGGATGGCGACGATGAGTGATGGGTGCGGTGGTGTGGTGCGGGTGTTGTTTGTGGCGCCGGCGGCGCCGGGGCTGCCGGCGCTGCGCTGGTGGAATGAGTTGGCTGAGATGACCGAGGTGGAGGGGGCGCAGGTCGAGCTGGTGGTGGGGGCGTCGGCGACGATCGATCGGGTGGCGAAGACGTTGCGGCGGGGTGCGGACATCATCGTGTTCTCCGGCCACGGGATGCAGAACCAGATCATCTTGTCGGATGGCCGGCGGGTGAGCGGCGAATGGATTGCGACCCAGGCGCGCAAAACGCCGCCGGAGGTGATCCTGGTCGGGGCGTGTCTCTCCGGAGCACGCGATGGCCATTCGTTGGAGAGCATCGGCGAGGCGATCAGCCAGGCGGGCATCCATGCGGTGGTGTTCGAGGCGCCGATTGAGGATGCTTCGGCGGCGGTGTTTTCGACGGAGTTTGTTCGGTCGATGGTGGCGGTGTTCGATGTGGTGCGGGCGAATCGGGTGGCGACGATGAGCGCGGCGCAGGTGTGCATGGATACGGCGGCGGCGGCCAGGCTGGTGCCGGGGGTGGTGAACGGGTATCGCGAGTTTGTGCGGCGGCTCGATGCGATGGATTGCCGGATCTCGCAGTTGTCGGCCGGTCAGGACATGATTCTGCAGGTGCTCCAGCGCAGGTCAGCGGAGGTCTAAGATGGTGAGTGATTGCGCGCGCAATCGGGGGGTGGTGGAGTCGGACGGATCGGACGTTTCGGACGGATCAATGGTTTCGTGTAATGATCGAGTTGGGGACGAGGGAGTTGGCGGCGCGAGCGCCGCGGCTGGGACGATTTGACTTGTTTGGGGCGTGAATTGGGCTATGTTGTTGCCGTATGCGTTGCCGCATGAGTGTGAGAGCGAGGAGATCGCGAGGGCGTTGGGGGGATTGACGCCGAAGCAGCGGCGCGCGCTGCGGGCGTATGTGTGGCAGGTGGAGCTGGGGGAGCAGACGGTTACGGGGTGGCTGGCGTCGGATACGTGCCCGGTGGCGCGGCAGAGCTGGTATCGGTCGGACGGCGGGTATTGGGGGAACGGGGTCTTCCGGCACGCGCTGGAGCTGTACCTGGCGGCAGGGCTGAAGTGGCGGACGGCGCAGGATCGGCGGGATGTGGAGCGGGCGCGGCGGTCGCTGCTGTTGGCGGCGCCCAAGGCGGCGGAACGGCTGGTGGACCAACTCGATAGCGATATCGGGTCGTTGTTCAAAACGGTGGAACGCTGGACGGATGCGCCGTTGCCGAGCCAGGAGGTCCTGCGGGAGGAGCGCCGGGAGTTCACAGACGAGCACGGACAGACACGGACGAAGCTGGTTTACCTGGTGCGGCAGTCGGTGGTGGACCTGGAGCGGTTGCGTGATCCGCAGTTCTCCCGGCGGGTGAAGAAGTTTTCCGATTCGCCCCGCTCCGGGATCAGCGTCGAGATGTACGATGCGCTGGGCGCGGCGGAGAGCATCTTGGATCGGGCGGATCTGGAGACGGCGGCGAAGACGCCGACGCCGGTAGGGGTGCAGGTGATCGAGGTGGTGAAGGACTATGGCGTTCGTGGAGATGCGGAACGGGCGGACGCGATTGAATCTGCACCAGGGGCAGACGACGGCGTGGGATAGTACGGCCAGGTTCGTCTTCGTGATCGCGGGGACGCAGAGCGGGAAGACCTCGTTCGGGCCGTGGTTGTTTCATAAGTGGATCCAGGAGGGTGGGCCGGGGGATTACCTGGCGGTGACGGCCACCTATGATCTTTTCAAATTGAAGATGCTGCCGGAGATGTTGAAGGTCTTCTGCGAGCTGACGGGCTGGGGGGTGTACCGGGCGTCGGATCGGGTGATCGAGAGCCACGATGGGCGGAGCCGGATCATCCTGCGGAGTGCGAATGCGCCGGGGGGGTTGGAGAGCGCGACGGCGAAGGCGGCGTGGCTGGATGAGGTGGGCCAGGATGACTTTCGGTTGGAGAGCTGGGAGGCGGTGCTGCGGCGGTTGAGTTTGGCGCAGGGGCGAGTGCTGGGGACGACGACGCCGTATAACCTGGGGTGGCTGAAGACGGAGGTTTATGACCGGTGGCGCGGCGGGGATCGGGACTACCAGGTGATCCAGTTTCGCTCGACGATGAATCCGATGTTTCCGCAGGCGGAGTATGACCGGGCGAGGGAGACGCTGGCAGGGTGGAAGTTCGGGATGTTCTACGATGGGGTGTTCACCCGGCCGGCAGGTTTGATTTACGGAGATTTCGACGAGCTGACGCAGATCGTGGAGCCGTTCATTTTGCCGGTGGAGTGGCCCAGGTGGGTGGGGATCGATTTCGGGGCGCTGCATACGGCTCTGGTGTGGGTGGCCGAGGATCCGGTCCGGAAGGCGTACTACGTGTACCGGGAGTCGTTGGAGGGGGAGTTGACGACGGGCCAGCACGCTAAGAAGGCCTTGGCGTTCGTGACGAATCCGTTCTTTGCGGAGCGGGTGGTGGGCTGGTTCGGCGGGTCGGCGGGAGAGACGCAGCAGCGGATGGATTGGGGCGCGGCGGGGGTGAAGGTGGCCAGGCCGCCGATCGGGGACGTGGAGGCGGGGATCGATCGGGTGATCGAGCTGGTGAAGGCCAGGCGCCTGTTCGTGTTTTCGTCGCTGCGTGGGCTGCGGGATGAGCTGGGGACGTATAGCCGTGAGGTGGATGGGCGCGGGGAGCCGACGGAGAAGATCAAGGATAAGGAGACGTTCCACCGGTTGGATGCGCTGCGGTATGTGGTGAGCGGGATGACGCGGGCGGTGAAGGTGGCGGGGAGCCGGCAGGGGTAGGTCCTCACCCCCCGGCCCCCTCTCCTGATTGCGATCAGGAGAGGGGGGGAGTTGGAGAGGGGGGATCCTTCGACTGCGTACTGCGGTGCTCCGCTCAGGATGACAGGGCGGCGGCTGCGGCGGCTCCGCTCAGGATGACAGGTGAGTGAGTGATGAGCGATCTGGGGCTGGCTTTTGACACGTTGAGCGCGAAAACGTCGCCGTATACGACGTTGTGGGCGTATGCGGACGGGAATCATCCGTTGACGTATACGAATGAGCGGCTGCGCGAGGTGTTCCGGTCGCTGGATGCGCGGTTTACGGCGAATTGGTGCGCGGTGGTGCTGGGGGCGTGTCTGGAGCGGATCAATCTGGCCGGCTGGCAGGTGGCCGGGGATGAGACGGCGGAGGCGACGCTGCGGGCGCTGTGGGCGGCGAATGACCTGGCGGCGCAGGCGGATGAGGTGCACGAGGCGGCGCTGGTGTGCGGGGAGGCGTTCGTGATCGTGTGGCCGGATGCGATGGGTCGGCCGCTGGCGTTTTACAACGATCCCCGGATGGCGCATGTGTTTTATGAGTCCGAGAATCCGAATGTGAAGCGGTTCGGGTGTAAGTGGTGGGATGATGAGGCGGGGCGACGGCGCTTGACGCTGTATTATCCGGATCGGTTGGAGTATTACGTGAGTCGGGGTCAGGCGGCGAATGCGGCGAGCGCGGCGGCGTTTGAGGCGGTCCCGGAGCTGCCGAGCGCGCCGAATCCGTTCGGGGTGGTGCCGGTGTTTCATTTTCGGACGTTGCTGCGGACGACGAAAAGCGATCTGACGGACGTGGTGCCGATCCAGAACGGGATCAATAAACTGATGGCCGATATGATGGTGGCGGCGGAATATGGAGCTTTCCGGCAGCGGTACATCATCTCGAATGCGGATACGACGGGGAAGCTGCGCAACGCGCCAAACGAGATTTGGGATTTGCCGGCCGGGGACGGTGTGGGCCAGGGGACGACGGTGGGCGAGTTCAGCGCGACGGATCTGCGGAATTATCTGGACGCGATTGATCGGTTGGCGGTGGCGCTGGCGATTATCACGCGGACGCCGAAGCATTATTTCATGGGCCAGGGCGGGGATCCGAGCGGGGAGGCATTGATCGCGCTGGAGGCGCCGTTGAATAAGAAGGCGACGCGGCGGATCAATCGGTTTCGGGAGACGTGGCGCCAGGTGGGGGCGTTCCTGCTGCAGGTGGGCGGACAGGCGGTGGCTGCGGAGGCGATTGCGCCGCAGTTTGTGGCGGTGGAGACGGTGCAGCCGCGGACGTCGGCTGAGATTCGCACGCAGGCAGTGGGGGCGGGGATTCCGCTGACGACGCAGCTACGGCGCGAGGGGTGGAACGAGGAGGAGTTGGCGCAGTTGGCGGCGGATCGGGAGGCGGAGCAGGCGGCGGGGGCGGAGCTGCAGGAGGTGCTGTTGGAGGAGGCGCGGCGGCGGTTCGATGCGGGGCCGGGGCTGCGCGGGGCGCCGAATGCGGCTGCTAATAATGACTTAGGGGTTGAGGAACGCGGTGGCTGAGGTCGAGCCGGAGGTGGTCCGGGCGATGCGGCGGTTCCGGGAGTTGGTGGCGGCGCGCGATGAGGCGACGCTGCGGGCGCTGACGGTGCGGTGGGCGGCGCTGGAGCGGCAGTTGGAGGCGGCGATTCAGGCGTTGGCGGCGGAGGCGGCGCGGCGGGCGGCGGCTGGGGAGCCGGTGTCCCGGCATATGTTGTATAGCTGGGGCCGGTATGAGCGGTTGATCAGCCAGTTGCAGGCGGAGACGGCGAGGTATGCGGATGCGGCGGCGACGATTATCGGGCGGGAGCAGCGGGCGTCGCTGGCGCTGGGGGTGGAGCACGCGGTGAAGTTGGTGACGATGCTGGAGCCCGGGCTGCTGGGGGCGTTCGATGTGCTGCCGGTGGCGGCGTTCGAGAATATGGTGGGGCTGGTGAGCGATGGGAGTGCGCTGCGGACGTATCTGCTGCGGGTGTATCCGGCGGCGGCGGAGGCGATGATGGAGGCGCTGCTCCAGGGGATCGGTTTGGGCTGGGGGGCGGAGAAGATCGCCCGGGAGATGCGGCGGGCGGCAGCGGTGGGGTTGCGGTCGGCGATGAATACGGCGCGGACGGAGACGACGCGGGCGTATCGCCAGGCGAGCCTGGATGAGTATCGTGCGAGCGGGATCGTGGAGGGGTATGTGCGGCTGGCGGCGAAGTCCACCCGGACGTGTGCGGCCTGTTTGATGATGGACGGGAAGTGGTTTCCATTGACGACGCCGTTCGAGGAGCATGTGTGCGGGCGATGTACGCCGGTGCCGACGATCCAGGGGCATGAGGCGAGCCGGTCGTGGACGACGGGCCGGGCGTATTTCGAGGGGCTGCCGCCGGGGACGCAGCGGAAGATTTTGGGGCCGGGGCTGTATCAGGCGTGGCGGGACGGGAAGATCGGGTTGGCGGATGTGCCGGTGCTGCATGAGGATCCGGTGTGGGGGAACTATTGGGCGCCGGCGCGGGCGCCGAAGTGATTGGTGATTTGCGATTTTGCGGCCTCCGGGCCGGTCGGACGGATCGGACGAGTAGGACGGATCGGGCGAGATGCTTC